AATTAAAAGAACATATTGAAAAACAATTTGTTGATGGTATGTCTTGGGATAATTGGGGTGAATGGCATATTGACCACATAAAACCTGTGTCAGCATTTGATAAGTCAGAAAAAATTACTATTATTAACTCACTAAACAATCTACAACCATTATGGGCGGTAGATAATTTAAGAAAATCAAATAAAATATTAAAATAGAATCTTATGGTCTCATATATTGGTGGTAAAAGTAGAATCGCACCTAAATTAATAATACCTAATATCCCAAAGGATATTGAAGAATTTGTTGAGGTTTTCGGAGGAATGTTTTGGACATTTTTTAGTATGGACCTAAAACAGTTCTCCAACCTAAAGAAAGTTGTTTACAACGACTTTAACCCACTAAATTATAACCTATTTAAGTGCATTCAAAACCCAACGGAGTTATTGAAGGCAATCAACTCAATTGATTGTCAAAAATTTGGTGAGGTACCAACCCCGCCAATATATAAAGAACAATTTATCAGGTTCCAGGTTGAAATATTTAATGAAGGTTTCAGCGTAAAACCTGGCGATTACGAAGTTGCCGCAAAATACGTTTACATTTTAACTCAAGTATTCAGTGGGTCAAAACCTGAGACAAGTTCTTTTATTGACCTTAAAGGTAAGTACAAATCAAAATATCTAACATTTAGAGACAAATTATCAAAACCGGATTGGATAGAACATTTCTTAAAGATAACTCACGTTGAGAATATGGATTTTGCTGAGGTTATTGAAAAGTATGATTCACCTAACACCTATTTTTATGTAGATCCTCCATATTGGAAAACAGAGAACTATTACTCCAACCATGACTTTGATCGTCAAGACCACGAAAGACTTTCAAAATCTTTAATAAATATGGAAGGTAAATTCAGTTTATCGTACTATGATTTTGAATTATTACACGAATGGTTTCCTGAAGATCAGTACAAATGGGAGAAAAAAGAGTTCGCTAAAGCGGCAGCGGCAAAAAAAGGAAAAAAACAAAACATGGGTGAGGAATTATTAATAATGAATTACTAATCATTTTTTTATACTATTCGAATATTTATATTAAAAACTTATTATGGAATTACTTAAGGTATTATCGACTGTCATTAAAGAAAACACAAACGGTAAACGTCTTGTAAGTGAAGCAATGGCCGAAAAGGTTGTTAAATTTTTAATTGACAAATACAAACCTACAACTAAGGATACAGAAGAACAAATAACTGCGGTTATTAACGCATTTGAGAAATATAAAAGTGGGTTACCTCAAGATCAAAGAGATATTACCAAATTAACTTATAGTATTGTTAAGAACATTGTTTTATCAAAGGAGATTAAAAAACAAGAAAAAAGTATATTCAAAAAATATATGGAAGCCAATAAAGGTGCCGACAAAAATGCGGTTAAATTGGCATTACGTAAGTTTTACGAATTGTTTCCAATCCTACCTATAAATCAAAGAGACGTTCTTAAAATGCCTTATTTGAAATTGGTTGAGTTTTTACAGGGTAAGTTTAATTCTATGTTAACATCAGCGGCACTTAAGAAATTTAAAGATGATAAGGTTAATGTAACACCTGAACAATTAATTTATTATGTGTCAACCTACTTAGATCTATACCATAGATTACCAGCTAATTTACCACCATTGTTGTTTATGAGTTTTGATGAACTTGAACATACATTAGATGGTATGGGAGATTTAACTGATGACATTAAAGATACAAAAGATGATTATTCTGACATTGAAACAATATACGATGATAATAACTTATTAATTTTCAAACCAAGTGGTAAGGAACAATGTATTAAATTGGCTAACGGAAGAAGTTGGTGTATCTCTAAATCAGGTGGTGGTAATATGTATTACAATTATCGTTTGGGACATAACTTAACAATTTATTATGTTATTGATAAAGATAAAGCATTTGGTGACCTTAACTATTCAGTTGTCATCTTAGTTGAGCCTTATGGTGGAAAACGAATTGCGGATGGTCAAAATATGTCTGGAGGATATTCAGGACATAAAAGAGAAGATTGGAGTACAATTGTAAGTAAAGTTCCAAAATTGAAAGGCAAAGAACATTTGTTTGTTGCTGATCCATTGAGTAGTGCTGAACAAAAAGTACTGAATGACTACAAAAATACTAACATCAATAAAGATGCGATTAAAGAACTTGGTAGTGAACAAGCAGCTGAAATGTGGATTGAGCTTTCAAGTCCTGATTTAACATATAGAAGTAATGGTGATGAAATTTATCGTAACTTTACCGAAAATCTTAAAAACAAATACTTAGGGTTGGGAATGGACTTGACCGCTGGAATGATCAATAATTCCGAACCTAGTGTGTTGAAATATTATGCGGCAAGAAAACTTCAAGGGTTGATGTCAAAAAGTTTAGGTCAATTGAGTGATTCGGATATTGCATTCATCAATAGTCCTATAATGAGAGATAATAAGAAAAAATTAAGAGAAAAATTCTCAGGTCAATTAGCCGGAGTTAGTAGTAGTGGTTATGTTGGTCTTGAATATCCAAAAGATGATAACTCTAAGTATGTTGCATTATTTGGGTTTGATGATTTCTTTCAACATATTCCAACTAATACAACTATGATCCAAATGGAAAATACAAGTAAAACTCCAATTGCTTTGGATTTACCAGAAAGTATTGGTAAATTAACCGAATTAAAAACATTGATTATTGATAATATGGTTAAGTCAATCCCTGAAAGTATCGGAAATTGTACCAAATTGAAATTTATAAACTTACCTAATAACCCACAATTGGAAAGTATTCCTGAGGCGTTTGGTGAATTGTATTGTTTGAACTTCTTCTCAACGGAGAATTCAAATCCTAGTATGAGAATACCTAAAAAATTAGAAGAATATATGACAGAGGATGAAGGATTTTGGTTTATCAATTTCCCTCCTGAATTGAAGAAACATTGTGGACCTATAAGATCTTAATGATGAACGTAGACATAGAAATTTATATTAGTCAACTAATAACCTTCTTTGAAAAAAATCCAGGTGATTTTATGGATCTTGTTGGTGAAGTACAAAAAGAAGAGTTCTTTCAGAAATTAAAAGAAAAATCTATTAATAACCATAGTAAGGGTGAGGACTTTATTTTAACCAAACAACAAATTATTGATGTTGTGGTTGATCTTAAATCACCTGAATTAAACCAAAAGTTAAGTTACGCAAAAAAAGTTAAAGGATTTATTCAAAAGACTAAGTTTGGGGATATCATACTTAATTAATTTTTTTTATGTAAAGGCTTGTAGAATCTAAAAAATTGACTATCTTTGTAAGGTAATCTAAAAAACTAATTATATGATCTATACTCCAGAATTAATCAAGTCAACCGCACCATCAATCTTCGCAACATCTCCATCGTCAAAAATGACAAACAAGTATGAGTTTGTCCCTACAGACAAGATCATGGAGTTCTTTGATAGAGAAGGGTGGGAAATTTCATCTGTTAAACAAAATGGTAGTGGTATCCACGCCTTACACGAAGTTAAGTTCCGTAATGGACAACTTCCATCGGTTGGTGATACTTTGGTTGAAGCAATCATCAAAAACTCTCACAATGGTATGTCGGCATTCTCAATGAGTGCGGGTCTTCACAGATTGGTGTGTAGTAATGGTTTAACGGTTCCTACGTCAGTAGCAGACCAATTCCGAATCCGACACAAAGATTTCCAACTTGACGATGTTAAAATGTTAACGGAAAGTTTCGCAAAGAAATTACCAATGATTCAACACTCTGTTGGAAGAATGATGGAACGTCAACTTACTATGGATGAAAAAGTTGAGTTCGTTCAAAAAGCATCTAGACTTAGATGGGCAACAGGTTCAGTTCCTTCAACACTTGATTTAGTGGACTTGTTAACACCTAACCGTAACGAAGATGAAGGAGATGACCTTTGGAAAGTCTTTAACGTAGTACAGGAGAAATTTGTACGAGGTGGGGTTGAGTACAGATCACAAAGTGGTCGTAAGACAGGGTTAAGAGGTTTGAAAAATATTATGGCGGTAAACGCAATAAATACAAAACTTTGGGAGACCGCCGAGTCAATGATCTAAAAGAAACGTGGGGTGAACAACCCCACTTTTTTAATTTATAGTAAATATGTTTAAACGTGAGAATGATTTTTTGGATATCTTAAAAGAAAGACATGATAAATTATATGGTATCATTAAAGTTAATAGTACCATAGGACTAACACCTAAGACATTAATAGAAAAGAAATTTGAAATTGAATACTTGGATAGTGTTGAGTTTGAATTTGAACTTAATCATTTAGAATCAATTCTTAAACATAAATCTGGGTTTTACTTATATTTATCTAAAATGGAGGTCGCGGATATGTCGTATCAGATGAAAATTTATTACGATATGGACCAATTAAACGAAGTATCATTCTTCATTAAAAACTTATCAAAAATTAAATAAAAATTATGGAAATTAGTAGTGTAGATTTACAAGAAAAAATTAACAAAGGTGAGAAAATAATTGTTGATTTTCATGGAGTTTGGTGTCGACCATGTGGTATAATGAAACCAATCTTTGAGGATATCGCAAACAAAAATAAATCTGAAGTTCAGATGTATACAATGGATATTGACCTTAATAAAGATATTGCTATGAGTTTAGGTATTAGAAGTATCCCAACAATTAAAGTTTTTCAAAATGGGAATGTTATTGATACTAAAGTTGGATTAATGAGTGAAGGTCAAATAAACGGGATCCTAACAGAATTGATCAATGGATAAGTTAGCAATCATATTTTCAATGAAATCATGTGGTCATTGTAAAACACTTAAGGAAATGTTGGATAAAGAAGATATACCTTATATTGATAGAGATATTGACGAACATATCGATGAATACGATATGTTTGTTTCAATTACTAAGAATGAATATGTTCCGGCATTTATGTTAATTGAATCACCGGGACAAGAAAATTCTAAAACTGAACTTTATGCTCCTGAAAGAGATTATGATGAACTTGATGAAGGTGTAAAAATCATTAAAGAGTTTTACGAAAGATAATAAAAAACCTCATTTCTTAATAAGAGTGGGTTTTTTTTGAATATATAAGTATTTATTAATAAATTAAAACATTATGGGAAGAATTGTAAGATTAACAGAATCAGATTTAACTAGATTAGTTAGACGAGTACTTAAAGAAAATAAATCCTCTCACTCACAATATATTAAAGTTGAGTTAACGACAAAGTGGGAAAAGTTTATGGGAAAAGAATCGGAGGATGAACGATTAGGGGATACTAGAGGATATAGTAATTATAAAGGAGAAACAATTAAGATGGTACCTAATATGTTGTATAACATTGGTGGTGGTAAACATTTTATGGAGCATGAATATACAGCGAATTATTTTGCTGAATATAAACCAGAAGATTCTAAAATTGAAATCCACGTAATTGATTGTTTTGGAAAATCAAGGAACGATTTAGATAATGTTAAAAAAGTTTCCACTAACGATACCCTTTGGGATAAAGGATCTTGGGATTGGGATGAAGACACGTTTACAACAAGACCAAATGTAAAAAATAAATGTGCAGCAAGAGGCGAAAATATGAAATCAATGTTTAATAAAGGATTTGAGGTTGGGGAAACAGATCATAGAGGTTATTTTGAAATTGTTGGATCTGGCGAATTATAAATTAAAGATGAAATCATTCCTTAATTTTTTAACCAAACGTAAATAAATACTTAAACCCCATTTCTAATAAGAGTGGGGTTTTTAATTAGAATATAATTACATCCTCTAATCTGTCCTGAACCAAGTATGGTTTTTCTCCCTCAGGATCCAATATATCTTGGGTAAGGTCATAAGACTCCATTCTATCAGAGAAGTCCTCTAAATCAAAGTCAAATACGTCTAAAATCAGTGATCTGATTGTTTGTGGGTTATAAATTGATGTAGTCACAACTTTAATATCAACCTCATCATCTACTTTAGGTAAGAAATGAATATACATACTTTCTGACCCGATTGTTGATGAAATCTGGTTAAGTATATAATGTGAGTAGTAAACCATAGATCTACCTGTACGTAAACTATAACCATATGGAAATTCAGAACTAATTGAAATTTCATCAAATGATTTATTCTCCTCAACAAATACATTTTTATTTGTATCAACCCAACCTGTTTCAATTGGTAATATATCAACACCGTATTTGATTATATTGATAACGTTGAAATGTTCTAAACCTAATGATTTAAGAATCTCCTTATAGGTTTCATTGAATTCATTTTTTAACTCATCAATGTTAAGTTCTGTTTCGCTTGTGGTTTGACCATTAAGAACCATGAATACCTCACAATCTGTGATTTGTATAATTGATTTTTCTTTTGGGTCAATTTTAGACACAATGAAATCGGCAAATAAATTTACTATGCCTCGTCTTGAATTTTTATTGATTAATCTCATATCTTTTTTTGTAATGAATATGAGTTTTAAATGAATATATAAATAGTTGACTTAAATATAGTCTCCAAATATATCATTTATGTCTTTGGAAACTAACCAATAATCTGGATAATCAGGTATTCTAAAGTCTAACCAATCGTATTCACCATCATCCATTAGTCGTTTCATCATAGTTGTATAACTACCTTCGTAATCTAATTTATCTTCACTATATTCACTACCCAAACGATTGGAAAGAAATTTTTCCACATTACCTTGTAAGTCACGTATTTTAACATATTGTAACCATTTAGTTGTTTCACCTATTTTGGTTTGTTCGTCAATTACTCTACCAACAAAGTGTATGTCCAACTCTGACCAAATTAAACCATATATTTCATTTTGGTATGCCCCATTATATGCATTACTATGAATACTAAATAATTCACTATTTAAATCGGTTAAATCATCACTAAGAAGTTGTTTCATGGAATCTTGATCCTTAATCAATTCATCTAAATCTGTTTCTTTGATTATAAAATAACCTTCAGTTCCTTGTTCTTCAGATAATCCCTCAAAAAAATCTGAGTTATATATTTCTAATGAAAACTCAACATTACCAATTTCTCTGAATATATAATTTCTTAATTTTATAACATTTTCAACATCTAATTCTTCAATTACATCCTCATAAACATTATGGGTTGAATCGTAAAAATCTTCGTGGTAATCTTCACCTAATACATGTTCTGCTACGTCTTTTGCCGTACTATCACGACCACTATCATCAAATAGTTCGGCAAGTTCTTTAGAGTCTTTTAATCGTAGGTAATACCCATCTGATCTTTTTTGAACATCCCTTAGCATTTTTTCAGTTATCCATTCCAACCAAACTTCAGGATCCTGTTGTATTTTATATAAGAGAAAATCATTCTCAAGAATTTCTGGTATAGATCTATAATCAAATTTATCTAAAATTTTTGTTTTAACCAAAAAGTTAAATGAAGGTGTGTTATTAAAAGGTATTCCAGATAAGTCTAATTCATCAATTAAACCTTTTCTAAGTATAAAACTTAAAAATACTTCAATCTTATTATTGAATATTTTGGATATACCATTCCAATTACCTTCATTAAATTCTTCAATTAGTTCTTCTATATCATTCATAACTTATAAATATAAAAAAAGGTGGAAAATACTTCCCACCTCAACTTTTTAACCAATAACCACAGATTACTTTTTGTTGTAATACTTCTCAACAATTTTCTTTACCGACTCTTGAACCGAAGATTGGCTCGCCGCTTGTTGTTTAGGAGCTTGTTGAGGTGCCTGAACAGGTTGTTGATTTGCTTTATTTTTACATCCGCATCCCATAATATTTGTTTTAATAGGTTTATTTAATTATAAATATCAGAGAAGTATCATATTTTGTAAACCATTAAATATTTATTGTAATATGAAAAAAGTTGTAAGGATTAACGAGAGTGATTTAATTGGATTAATAAAGAATATTATTATTGAACAAGATGATAGTGTTGAGTATGAAGATTTTACTCCACAAGAATATATGGATCTATTAAAGTCTGTTAATTATAAAGCACAAGCGATTCCTAAGTTTCCTGATTTCAAAGGTAAAAAAATAAGAGTAAATGGTAACTTACCCTTAATGGGTTTAAAACAAATAAGTAATTTGGGTGAGTTAATTGTGACTGGTGATTTAAATCTTCGTTCCACAGGTATTGTAAGTCTTGAAGGTGTTACAGTTGGTGGTAGTTTAAGTTATTGGGACACACCATATAGTAAAGAACTTGATAGAAGAAAAGAAATGGCTTTAAGGGCTGAAGCCAGACAAAGAAGAGAAGATGGTGAATGGTATTTAAATAATTCTAATATTGATGACGAAGGTTTAATGGCAAACGCAGTTTTTGACTATATGGTTCAAGAAAGTGATATTGAATATTTAGATGGACCAGAACGTGAAGAATTAGAAGATTTGGAAAGAAGAATGGAAGAACTTGAGGAAAGAATAGATAACGAGGAAGATTCTGAAATTGTTGATGAATTGGAGATTGAACAAAATGATTTGCAATCCGAGATTGATGAACTTAAGGACAAAGATAATGATGTGTATGATTTAATACCTGTAGGTTCCCATTATGACTTACATACATTTAGGTCAATACATAACGATACTAGTGGTAATGTTTATGCGGTTGGAACTGAAAATGAAGCGGATAGTTCCCTTGAAGACTATTATGATGGCATAGTAGACGATTTAAGTAATTTTAGTAAAGAAACTTTATCGTCCCATATTGATGGTGACGAAGTTGCGGAATATTATGAAGACATGATTCGTGAATGGGTTATGGACGATCCTGAAAATTATGATGTTAGTAGGGAAACTAGTAGTAGTCAAGATAAAGAAATTGAAAAATTACAAAACCAAAAAAGGTCACTTGAAATAGAAACATATTTAATTTCAAGTGGAGCTAGATCTCCTCTTATTGAGGAAGATATTGAATCTTTAAAATACTTTAAATTTAATGATTACATGGATAACATTTTAATTGTTGAATGGTCTGAAAATAAATGGCAAATTTACCAAAACGGTAAAAAAGTTGAGTCAGTAACTTATGAAGATGAAGATGAGGATGGTGAACATGAGTCGGATAATGAATCAAGGGTTGAAGAAATTGAAAATGAAATAGAAGGTATAGACGAAGACATACAAGATATAAAAGATGAGCCAGATGGTGATTTAAATAATGATGAGGTAGAAGAAGCCGTTGAGGGTAGGTTAGAAGAAATTAGAGATTCACCATTGAGTTGGTTAGATGAAATGGGTGACGAATATAATCATTATGTAGATAAAAAAAGTTTATTGGGTGATTTAGTTGATGAGGGTGGTTATGGAGAACTAAACGGATATAACAATGAATATGATACCGTTTCAGTTAATGGTTCAACTTTTGTTGTAATGAGAATTGACTAATACCTTTACAGAATACAATTATATTATTATGTTTATGGGTAATGACAAGAAATAAAAAAATAGAATTTGTAATGGACACCGATTGGATGTTCGAAAAGCCAATTGATAGTGAGCATAAGGAATATAAGTTACTATCATATTTCCAACGTATGGGCGAAAAGTTAGATAACATGGAACTTTACCCTGGATTTATAGAATTATCATTACATTTAGCGAACATACAAACACTTATCAGGGATAAGAAAATTATATATACAAACAAAAAATTTAAGTCAGTTGATGACGAACTTTTAGTGAAAGATCTTAAAATTAAAAGTGTTCCTGAGATGTCAATTGAAGAGTATGAAGAATTCACAAAGATTTTACAATACACCGCACCAAGGATGACGGAATATTTCAATATTGCAAAATCTGTATGGACATTAGTTTATGATAGTATTGAGGCAAAATACAGGAAGAACAAAAAAGAAATTTTATCTAACAAAGGTTTCTTTTTCCATTTGGATAAGAGAGACAACAAGTATTATGTTTGGGAGTATGAAGTATCTCCAGCAGCAAAAAAATCACCAGAAAATAAGACAAATGTTAAATTAATTTATTGTGATGATAAAAACAAATTGACAATACCAAAGATAATAATTACATTTTCTGAGACTGAAAATAAAACAAAGTTACCGGTGTTAGAAATGATTAGTAAAGGTGATTTCCCAATTGAAGAAACATTATTACCATTATTTAAAAGAAAAACAATAATGTTAATTAATCAGACGAGAAATTACAATATCAAACAAGAGGAAAGAAAAAAAGAAAAAGAATTTTTAGAGGATTAAAATGGGTTTTAACAAAAGATTTTTAAAGAAAGAAAACATCCTTAATAACCTTACAGATATTATGAATTATTTAGATGCCGACGCAGTGTTGTGTACGGATGAATTTTCACGCAATGTCTACAGGATGTTTAATGAGGGAAAAAATGAGGAAGAAATAATAAATTATATAAATAAAAACAAATGAAAGTTCGGTTAGAATATGTATGGATTGATGGGTATACACCTGAGCCAAACCTTAGAAGTAAGATTAAAATTGTGGACTATGAACAAATTAAAAATTGTTTAGTTCTAAATAATTTTCCGGAATGGAACTTTGATGGGTCATCAACATTACAAGCGGAAGGTAATAGTTCTGATTGTATTTTAATGCCTGTTAGACATTATTTTTATGATCATACAAACACAATTTACGTGTTGTGTGAAGTAATGAATTCTGATGGTACACCACACGAAACTAATACAAGATCAAAACTAATTGGAGATCAAGAAGATTTATGGTTTGGGTTTGAACAAGAATATTTTATCTATGATAGAAAAAACAAATGTATTTTAGGTCACGATGAAAACAACTTGGAACCACAAGGTAAATATTATTGTGGTGTCGGTGAATATGTTGTAGGAAGAGATTTTGTTGAGGAACATATGGATATGTGTTTAAAATACGGAATTGATATTACAGGGATCAACGCTGAGGTTGTATTAGGTCAATGGGAATATCAAGTATTTTCAAAAGGTAAATTAAAGGCGGGTGATGATTTGTGGATGACAAGGTACTTTTTATATAAAATCTCTGAAAAATATAAGTATGGGATTGATCTACATCCAAAACCAATTCGAAAAGGGGAATGGAACGGGTCTGGACTTCATACAAATTTCTCCACAGATAAAATGAGAAATGATGGTAATGAAAAATATTTTATGTCATTATTTAATGCGTTTGAGGTAAGACATGAATCTCATATTAAAGCTTATGGGTCAGATAACAATCTTCGTTTAACTGGTAAATTTGAAACACAATCAATTGATAAATTTAGTTGGGGTGTTTCAGATCGTGGGGCATCAATCAGAATTCCAAGAGATACCGCAAAAAATTGGAAAGGTTATGTTGAGGATAGAAGACCTGGATCAAATGCTGACCCATACAAAATTATTAAAGAAATTGACATATCTTTAAATACTACCGATCAAATATACGATGTTAAAATAATGATGAGTAAGGATTTTGATATGGAAGGTCTTAATGAAAAATACGGAGCAATTTCAAATGATGAATTATTAAAAGAATATAGGGAAGAATAATTATTATGGCAAACGGAGTACATAAGATCACTGAAGACTTTGAGAAATCACTATGTGATTACACTGGATCACCATATGCAATTGCGTTGGATAATATGAGTAATGCAATATTTTTAGCGTTATATTATGAAAAAAACATAAAAAAAAGTTTAACATCAGATAAGGTAGATTGTCCATCAAAGACATACCCATCAGTTCCGTGTGAAATTATTCATTCAGGATTGAAAGTTAATTTCACACCTGTTGATGGAGATATGATCAAAGGAGCGTACCAACTATCACCAAGTAATGTTTGGGATTCGGCTTTGAGATTTACTGCCGATATGTATATTCCAAAATCACATATGTGTCTTTCGTTTACAGGACCATATAAAACATTAAAATTAAGTAAGGGTGGTGCGATTTTAACTGATGACCATAAGGCAATGTTGTGGCTCAAAAGAGCACGATTTAGTGGAAGAAGAGAATGTTCTTATCATGATGATAATTTTGATATGTTAGGTTGGAATTTTTATATGATGCCTGAGTTGGCGGCAAGGGGATTACTTATGATGGGTCAGTTTTATAATTTGGATGGGACTAAAAAACATAATCAAGATTTAGAGTTACCATACCCTGATCTATCAAAATATGATATTTATAAACAATGATTAAAGCGTTGATTGGTAATGGTGGACACGCAAGGGAAGTGATGGCACAAATGGGAATCAAACTTGTTAGGTTTGTTGATGATCAATATATGGATAATGATACATTACCATTATCTGAATTAGATATAGAGAAATATGAGGTAATGGTTGCTATTGCGGACCCAAGAGATAGGCACAATACAATCCAAAGACTACCTAATAGGGTAAAGTTTTTTAAATTTATACACCCAACCGCATTGGTAATGGAGGATGTGGAAATTGGTGAAGGTAGTTTTATTGGTGCTAATTCTATTTTAACAACAAACATTAAAATTGGTAAACACGCAATATTAAATAGAGGTAATCATATTGGACATGATTGTGTGATTGGAGATTTTTTTAGTGCAATGCCAGGGTCAGTGGTATCAGGAAATGTTAGAATTAATGATTGTGTGTACTTGGGTAACAATGCCTCAATTAAAGAGAAGATCTCAATACACAGTTTAGTGACAATAGGTATGAATGGTGCGGTGGTTAAACATATTGAGGAACATGGAACATATGTGGGTGTACCTGTAAAAAAATTAAAATAAAATAAATGGAAAAAGAATGTGTATGTGGAGCTAACGTATTTTGTGAGTGTCCTCCACCAAAAGTAGAACAAGTTAATCATCCTAACCATTATGGGGGAGAATTAAATCCATATGAGGTGATCAAGGTAATTGATAATTGGGAATTAGGGTTTAATTTAGGTAATACAGTAAAATATATAAGTCGTGCAGGAAAAAAAGGAAAAGATAAAGAACTTGAGGACCTCAGAAAAGCCATATGGTACCTCCAACACCACATTGAGACACTTGAAAAAGACAGGACTTAATAAAGAGATTGGTATATTAGATGCAATCACAACTCCCGGTGAGTTAATCCGTGAAACACTTATTAATTTTATGTGGGGGTTTCTTGGAAACTCTATTGTTGTGTTTGTGGCAAAGGAACTGGACTTTTTAGTTTTAATAAACTATATTGTTTATTACGTTCTAATTTCGTATATTGTAAATAGGAAAAAGTATGACACAATTTTAGGTAAGTTTATAGTTCTTCCTGGATCAGCGGCAGCAGGAGCATTCGCAGGATATAAATTAGCACAGATAATTACAGAAATAGTTTAAATAAGATGATAGAAACAGGAAAAATAATAAATGGGGATTGTATTGAGGTAATGAAAACTTTACCTGAAGGTAGTGTTGATTTGGTTGTGACATCGCCACCCTATAATTGTGGGATTAATTATGATACCCATATCGATACTTTATCAATGGATGATTATTGGAGTTGGACTAAAGAATGGTTAACAGAAACTTACCGATTGATTAAAGACGATGGTAGAGTTTCAATTAATATTCCTTACGAAACAAATGTTCAAGGTAGAGGGGGAAGAGTATTTTTTGTTTCAGAATTTTATCAAATAATGAAACAGGTTGGTTTTAAATTTTTTGGGGTCGTTGATCTTGAAGAACAATCACCACACAGAAGTAAAACAACCGCTTGGGGTTCTTGGATGAGTCCGTCTAGCCCTTATATTTATAACCCGAAAGAGTGTGTAATATTGGCATACAAAAAACACCACATTAAGAAAGTTAAAGGTGAACCTCAGTGGAAAGGGGTTCCTACTGAAATTGAACAGGAAGATGGGACTATAAAAAAGAAAGTGGTTTATGAGGAACAAGACAAGAAAGAATTTATGGAGTTAGTCTTTGGCCAGTGGAATTATTTTGCTGACACAAAATCATTAACTAAAGCCACCTTCTCAATGGACATACCGACCAAGGCGATTAAAATATTGTCCTACAAGAACGATGTAATATTAGATCCATTTGCTGGTTCAGGAACAACATTAGTTGCGGCTCAGATATTAGAACGTAGATGGTTAGGTATTGAGTTAAGTGAAAATTACAAACAAATTGCCGAAACAAGAATTAATTACTTTAAATCTTTAGAACAAATAAAAGAAATCCCATTTAATTAAGTGGGGTTTTTTATTTTTATGTAGTATTTATGATAAATTGTGTATTATGGAAGATGAATATGAATGGGGTGATCACGACATCTCTCAGTTTTAAATTATTATTTACAAACTTTTTTTTGTTAAAAACTATTTATAACTATGAGGAAAAAGTTAATAACGGAATCGGGAATAAGAAACATCAGGGAATTATCTAAAAGATACCCTGAGGCTAAGATATATTTTCACCAAGACTTAGATGGCGTAACCACTGCTTTAGGTATGAAAAGTTACTTAGAGCAAAATGGAATCAAAGTTGTTGACTCTGAAATTATCCAATATGGTGATAAGGAATTCGCAATTAAAAAGTTGGATGCTGAGGGTGATGTTATGCCGGTGTTAGTTGACTTTGCTCACGGTAAACCAATGTTTGTTATACATACTGACCACCACGACACACAAGCGGGGGTTGAACAAGGTACCTCAACTAATTTTAAATCCTCAAGATCTAACGTTGAGACAATATCTCAAACCGTATCTCCAAGAGATATTTTCCCATCTGACGATATCACTTTGATATCTACGGTTGACTCAGCAAATTATGCTCAATATGATATTAGTCCTGAACAAGTAATGAACTATTTGTTTAAGGTAGATAAAGATCAATCACTACAAAAAAACAAAATGATAATGGGTATGGTTGCTAATAAATTATTATTGGCATTCAAAAACAAACCAGGGTTCTTGGAAAATATTGTAATGAATGCAAATCCATCGTTATTAAGTATATTGTTAAACATCAGATCTCAGATCAAAGAAAAAAATTATGCTGATGTTGGGTCTTTGGAAAAAAACAAAGAGAGTTATGTTCAAACAATGAAAACTCACAAAAATGTTAAAGTTGATGATAAAATTATAGTTCAATATGGTGGGGGTAGTATGATGAAACCAGGATCATATGATAGATACACACCATTCAGAAATAATCCTGACGCTGACTTCTTGGTGATTGCTTGGCCGTTAGGGTTGGTACAAGCGTCTTGTAATCCATTTAAGAAAGAAAGAGCACTTAAAGGTGTAAACTTAGGTGAGATCAAAGATGATGTCTTAAACAAGTGGAAATCACAATTACAAGATAAGGATATTCCTTTATCTACAATAAAATGGATATCAGAATCAGGAAAAGGTTTTGGTGAACAATCAGTTGGTTTTACATTCAGAGATTTTAACGCCTTATATGGTAAAGAATTTAAACAAATGGCCGATGGGGAAGACATCCTTGGTGATGTTGAAGAGGCAATGAAAAAACCATTCAGTAATTTAACAGATAAAGAAATGAGAATGTTAGATTCAATTAGTGTAAACGCTTGGGATCTAATTCAATCCAATAGTGGTGGACACAAATGTATTACAAATATTTCTGGATTATCATATTTAGGTAGATCTAAAAGACCGCCTGAAGGTAAATACAAATATAATGAAGAGTCAGATGATTCTCCTTATATTAAATTTACTAAGATGGTACAGAATGAATTTGTTAGAGTTTTGAAAGAAAAAATTAATGAAGATGGTGGTAATAGATATGAGCCAAATTTTGAGGTTGAAATGACCGAACACGCAAGGTCATTAGGAAACGCTAGAAAACAAGGACAAGGATTAAGATTCTCAAAGTCTGCGGTAAAATCAAATCAAATGAGATTTAGGCCAAATAATAGATAATAGTATGAACTTATTAAACGAAGAAATAACAAGAATTAAATCAATGATGGATATTATTACCGAAAGTAATATATCTTTACCTATTAAAATTGGTAAGACTTGGAATCCTGGAAAAAAAGATGCGGATTTACTTCATTCATTTGAAACAAGAAAAGTTGATAAAAAAGGAGCCCTAATTGGAACCCAAATTGAGGAAAAACTAAAGGAACTTTATGGTGCGGGAATTAACCCGAATGTGAGTAATTTAGAATTAATTGTGGATTCTAAAAATTACACAGTAACTTGGAGAGCTACCATTGATGAGAGTAAAGATGGTAAAGCTTATATGGGAATTGCAACAAGAGGATCTGCTGGTGGAAGTTCCGACACAAGAGCCGCAGAACAAGTTGAACCACTTAAACAAGATTTAAGGAAAAAAGGAGCTGAAGACATTACGTTATTTTTAGATTTTAAAAATACAAATGGGATTCCTATCAGACAATATTTCTTTAAGTATACATTACCTGATAAATACCCACCACATGAGTCTGGATCATCAAATTATGTAAGAACAGAAGATCCGGTGGTAAGTGATAATTCAGATGATGATGTTATTGATGTTGAAGACGGTGTAACAACTACCACCACAACTAAAGACCCTTTTGACTTTTTTAAGATCCTTAGTGGTATCTTAAAAAAATAAAAGATTAATCTTGTAATAATATGGTATCACCTTCGGCAATATCATATTTTATACAAGTACCACCTTTGAGTTCTAATATCATATCACCATTACCGGTGTAACGATCACACTCGGGTGTATTACATGGTTTACAATTATTATGTATTTTGTTGATTTTATTCCCATTAATGAAAATTATATCCAAAGATATAATACAATTCTTCATCCAAAAAGAATGGTCACCTTCCTTCATTATGAATAACATGCCATCAAACGTTTTGTCAAATTTTTTACCCATCATACCTTTTTGTATGTCTTTAGTGGTCATCACACATTTGACATTGAATAAATTATTATTTACTATTAACTCCATATACTTATAAATATATTCTTATAATGAAATCAAATAGAAGTTCGGGCATAATATTAAAATTTGAGAATAAAGTTTTGTTATGTAAACGAGCTGACCACGAAACTTATTCTGGAAAATGGTTTATCCCTTCAGGACATTTGGAAGCAAATGAAACACCAAAAGATTGTGCTTATCGTGAATTTTATGAGGAAACAAACATTAAGATTGAGGAGGATATAAGTTTGGTTGGATTCATTACAAAGAAAGATGAGGAAGGAAAACCAAAAGGGTTAATTTATGTGTATTTATATGAATCTGACAAAAAAAAGATGCCAAACTTGGATAAAGCTGAAGATGGTCATGAACACTCAGATTGTGGGTTTTTTACGTTAGAAGACATTCCAATTGATGAAAATGAAGAAATATACAAAATTTTAACAAAAATTTTATCTTAAACGTAAAATTTATTTACTTTTAATAAATTAAACTATATTTATATTACACAAAAACAACCAATACCCTTCCTTTCTACGAATTAATTGGTTTATAAATATTAATCCCATAGTTTTTGAGAAAAAAGTATGGGATTTTTTATGCCGTGTTATTTTTATTTGTATATTTGTAGAAATAAAAAACATATGGGAACTTACATACACACATTTAAGAAAAAATTCAACAAGAAAGCAACATTTGATGGAAATCCTGTTGTTGTTGGACAAGCAACATTTTTATGTCGTCAAGATTGGTTAGGTAATTACTCACCATCTGAAAATAGAGAAATGACAAGAGCTTACGCTTTGACTGAAAATGATCAACCTGATTATATTACATTTGATGGTGAGATGGTTTATAAAAATAATAAAAAAGGTGTATGGTCAGACGGATCTGGTTTTTGGGGTGATATTGACCACAAAAATGATTTTGTTGGTACACTAAAAAAAGTGGGTAGAAAATTTGTTATTGTCAAATAATTTAGTATCTTTGTTATATGAATAAGATGGGTTTCAACATAAAAGTAGTTAGTGATAAGTTCGGTGATTTAATCAACGAGACATTCATGGATCAGACGCAATTCAAAATCTTTTTGAAGATGGTGCACGGATCATTGGTATTAGAAGAAGACTTAAGTTTCTTTAACGGAGATACATTCTTGGTTCACATCCCAAGTAAGGTCTTGAAAGACTCTGTTATTTTTACAAACGTTAGACAAGTTTCCTTAACTGAACAAGTTAAAAGTAAAATTGAGGCGTTGGTAACAATATAATTGTTTCCTTGTTTAGAAAAATAAGGTGGTGGAGTCAGACATATATCCGATGTCAGACCTAAAATGGGAACTTCGGTTCCCTTTTTTTATTTATTTTTTATTATATGGTTATATTTATATAATAAATAAATTTAATAAGCAATATTTATGTTACCTAAACTAAAATTAACGGAAAGTGAAATCAGAAGTATTTTGAGTCAACATGGTGTAAAGACTAATGTGTTGGTTGAAGAAACTCAAAACTATACTACTGCGGATATTCAAAATTGGTTAAATTCAAACAAAAAAGCAGGATTAGATCCTGATAATAAATTAGGTCCTTTAACTATTAAGGCCATAAAAAATGCTTTAATGGGATAAAATATGAAAAAAATTACAAATAGTTTTATAAGAAATATTGTTAGACAAAGTCTAAATGAAAGTTATGGTTTGTTAAATGAATATGATATAACAACAAAAACAAAAATAGGTAATATTCCTATAGGTACTACTGTAACTGGTATGATACTACCAGAATGTCCTGATGGAGGATTTTGTTATGGTACACTTGATCAGGCAAAGAAAGATGTTGAAAATTTAAGTGCGGGAGGTTCATCCGGACTAATTCAAAAATATTGTCCATCCAAGAATGTTCCTAGTCGAAAGGGTAAAGGAATTGCGATGGGAAAACCAACATATAATACTTCAAAAATTCAATCGCTTTCAGGTGAGCTTTGGTCAGAGTTAAAAGATATTGGAATGGATTCTGGTGATATTCAAAACGGTTTAAGAAGTTTAGAAAATTTCCCAAATTTTTGTAAGTCTGAGGAGTTGTTTTATTCATATTGGATTAACGTGCCACAAGATCCTATTTTTGGTAGGAATGATCCGATCAATGGACTTGGTACTGTGTATAATGGATTTGAAGGTACTAATTGGTATGGTATTATTAATGATGACTCTGATGATAGAGATAATTATTTTAATGAAATTGCACAACTATTTCAAAATTCAATAGATATAAGTGATGAACAATACGAGAAGTGGGTTGAAGAATTAAATGCAAAGTATGCAGTAATTAAAGCGGCTGCGGATAAATTATCTAAAGATGAATTAGATAAAAAAAATAGAGAGACAAAAATTAAAGGTGGTGGAGGTGAATATATAAAATGGTTACTAGAACACCC